AATTTCCATATTTTGAATCCTGGTGGAAAATCGGTTGAATCCAATCGTAATGCTTCCATTCGCATATCCTCGATAAATTCCAGCATTTTGAGTTTCTGACCATTGAGTTTTATATGCTCATTACATTTTTCGTCACCGTAAAAGTAATCCTTAGCTAAATTGACATCAACCCCGATACCATCCTTCACACCTTTTCGGTAATAGACATTGGCGAGTGCAGCAGCTCCAGTTTGGATTGATTTACCTGCAACCTGAGCATCCATTAAAACCTTACCTGCGCTCGCACGTATTTTGATTAAAAACATGGTATTTAGCGCACAGTAAAATTCTAACTTTAACGCTTTTCCATCTTCGTCAAATATGAACTTATACTCGGAAGTTGGGTTATTTTCGTCAAGAAATTGTTGCGACATTTCAGCCGAATACAATTCCGCGCTATCTTTCACGCCCTTGCGATACATATACTCACAAAGGCGAGAGAAACAGCGTAGGACGTTGTATTTGTTAGGGATAGGGTGTAAGCTCATAAAACAGGAGGTGATACAAAAATCAAATTACTTGGCAATACTTCTATAACCTTACCATCTGGCAATTCAACAAGTGCAACTGTATAATTTCCGAATCCTTCATTCGATTCTTCCATTGCAGATGCCCATTGGTGAAATATGCCTTCACGCGTAAAATCAGTCTCCCAGCAATTTGTTCCATCTTGAATTACAGTAAGGTGAAATTCCGTTTTAGAAACTTTTATCGCTGGAATCCATTTTCTAAATAATACTTTTCTCATTTTTACTTTTCTTTTAATTCCCAACCATTAAGTCGGTACGTTTCTTTTTCTGCTTCTCCTTTTGTAAAATACGGCTCTGGTAATTTGCGCCCATAGGATGAAGTACCTATATATTCCATCTCAAATATATACCAGTTGTACCCCATCCTGTCGTAAATGTATTTAGGCTTGCTGTCGGGCATGGTTAAAGTTTATTAATTTCGCCTTTAGCCCATTTTTTGAATCCGCTAAATTTAGCCAAGATGTCTTGAACGAGTAAATCTGAATCCTCACCAATTGGCGTGCCCATTACAAACCCATCAATCCATGCGGTGAGCTTTTCTTTCTTGGGTGCTTTTTCAAGTAGAAGCTTTGCATTTTCTTCGTCTTGTTTTTTCACCATCTCTTTCCGGTCAAACTCCCATTGCAATTCTGCGCCTTTTTTCACTTCGGCAAGCTCTTTCGCATATTCAGTATCTGGCATATTTCGCATTTTATCGTAATCACGAATAAACACGATATATGGGCGAAGTTCTTTGTCGCGAGATTCGAGTTTTGCTACTCGTACTTTTTCGGCATCTGCTGTAGCTTGTTGTTGCGCAATAATTTCGTCTTGGCGTTTTTTCTCGGCGGCAGTTTTTTCTTCTGCTGCAATCCGGGCATCATTCATAATTTTCGCATCTTTTACCACTTGCATTTCATAAGCCACTTGTTTCGCTTCTTCTGCGGCAATTTTTGCATCTGATTCGGCTTTTTGTTTGGCAAGTTCCGCAGCAGCCTTCTCCTGTTCGATGCGGAGAATTTCAGATTGTTTTTTGATTTCAGCTTCTTTCTCTTCCGCAACTTTTTGCAAACGTTCTTTTTCGGCAAGTTCGGCTTTTTTGAGGTCGGAGATTTCTTTGACAATATCCTTAACGTTTAAATCAAACGTAACGTTTTCTAAGTCGCAAAGGTCTTTGTAACTGTAACTTATCTCACCGTACTTAAAGTTTTCATTTAAGTATACCAACCCAGTTCCAGCCAAAATTTCAAACCTTTGTTGGTCACGTTGCTTGCGAATTTCTGCCAATCGTACCTTTTCTTGTGCTTCTTTTTCAGCCCAAATAGCATCTTCTTTTGCCTTGACCAATCCAGCTAAAAATACATCAAACGATGCATCGGACATGTATTCAATTTCTTGGCGGGTAATTTCAGGAGCGACAGAAGCAAGTTTTAATAAGTGCGTTTGTACCTTTAACTCATGCTGTTCAACTTCGTAACGTTCAGCAGTTTTTTCTTTGTATTCAGCCGAAAGTTCAATTTCTTTGAATAGGATCTGCATAGTCTGTTTTGCTTTCAACCAAAGTTTATCCTCGGTTTGATATGAAAGCATTTTATCCTGTACTTCATCTCGCTTACCATTGAACACTTTTTCGGCAGCAAGTCGGGCGTTTTTAGCATTCAGTCGAGCTGTTTTAGCTAAGTTCATACCCATTTTATCCGATGGGTCTTTTACGACGATTGAATCAACTTGATTTTTCCAGTCCGCTGTGCCAGAGAAAATCTGTGTTAATACGTTATTTACTTCTGCACGTTTCTCTTCGGAAACTTTAAGTGCGATTGCCTGCACTTCTTCGGGAAGGACTACGACTGGTAGGGTGGTTTCTGTTTGTTTCATTTTGATTTGATGGTTATTTGTAATTCTTCATTTTTTAATGCGAAAAATAGGTTTTGAAGTTGGTGTAGATAGTTAGGAATACAGCAAAATACACCAAAGTCATAACCAGAATGGGTGAAGTTTTCATCTAATTCAGTTTTTGTATTAAATGTTACCGCACCTAATTTTTCATGTTGATATTGACCAATATCCACACATTCAAACCCGCACCATTCCGTTATGACTTCATGTGTTATGACTATTGGACAAACCATTCTTAATTGTAGATCGATACAGGGAACCTCCCGCGTGTAAAATCCGGGTTTATAATTTTCGTACATTTTAACCGATCCGTTTTTGCACACCGATATATCATCGACCCTAAAAACAAATCCGCTAGTATCAGTAAGATAGTTCCCATGTCTTAATTCTTCTGCTTTTATCATATTTCAATTTTTAAAACATTAATCATTTCTAAATCTTTACCTGACTTCAGATACGCATCGGCATATCTAATTCGCTGTTCGATAGTCCGAATTTCAACAATAAGTTCATCCCTCGAAAATTCAAATAACAACCCTCGTGTCGGGTCGGTAACGCTTCGTAAATCCCAAGGATTATCATCAATTTGTGGGAGATATTTCAGTAGGAATATAGTTTCGACATTAGGATAAGCAAGTAATTGCGCAGCCATTTGCCAGATATGCTCCTTTTTTGCCATATCACGCTTTGTCATTAAGTCTAATGTTGGTGAAAAATAACGAACTGTATTTTTGCGACCAACAACACATTTTACTTCGACAAGGGATGCTATGTTGCGCTTTATATAATTATCGTAAGTTACATTCTCCACATCCCATACACCATTCATCACAAACGCATCAGGACTAACTCCGAACATCAAATCAGGATACGGTTCCTCAAATACCTTCTCAGTAAAATCGCTTTCGCAATGCAAGATATTTAATTCAGGTTTATTAGACCGAATCCACTCAATACCATAAGGTTCATTTTCGATTCCAAGTTGCATTGGTCGTGCATAAACTGGTGGTGTTGGTTCTCCTGTCAACCTTTGGTACTGCAATTCGTAAAGGTAGTCGATATTACCTTCAATCCATTTCCCACTTGCTGACATTAATTTATCAGCGTTTGATGCGGAAAATTTGCCTACTTTATGTAAAAACCATTCACGTTCTTTAGTTTCCATTTTCTTATGGCGTTAATAGTTTCTTTTCCATTTCTTCTGATACATCCGCAACCGCTTTTAGTTCAGCCATTGTATGAGTTTTCAGGTATTCAACCGTTTTGGCTAAGTCGGCATCGGTTACTTTCGGTTTCACTTTTACTGGCTCGGCAGGTGCTTTTGCGGGAAGTTTTGAGATTCTCAGTCCAACCGTCTCACCACCATCTGTCGCGTCCTTACATTTTTCCTTAGTAAGTCGGACAGGGTAATTTTTGAGTTCGTCAATGTTTTCGTTTCCTGATAATTTGAACAGTCTCTTACGATTGGTTGCGTTCAAAATCATTGGCAAGGCAGTATAGATATTTGGCTCAAAATATGCGACCCAAACACTTTTTTCGGAGCGTCCGGCAACTTCTTCTGATTCCTTAAATTTTATTTCTCGGATAACTATGTAGGGAATATCGTTTCCCCCAGGAAGCATTTCGCATCCACTGTGCGTAATTTTCGATCCAGTTCTGTAATGTGTCATAATTTACTCCTCTTTTAAGTAATAATTATTTTTATACAATCGTATCTTAATCCATTTGGATTCATCTTTCAAATCCTTATCAGACCACGACCGAGACATTTTATTTAGTTCTCGGTGCTGTTCTGACGAAACCAACTCCCCACTTTTGGAGAGTCGGTTTATTTCTGTTGCGAGTTCGGTTCGGGTCATGGCTTTTTCTTCTTTTTAAGCGTTTCCAATTCGTTAACACTTTCAACCGTTTGGTCGTGCATAACCTTATCTTCGGCAAGAATGATCGCATCGGATATAGTGTTTTGCCTCTCCACATCCTTCACTCTTGCCATCCTTTTAGCAGACCGTTCAATTATCCTGTAAAATTCAGTTACCAACTTTGCATCGTGAAACATCCACGCTGTCAGATATTGCGCCCGGACTAATTCGGTCAATTCATCCATACATTTGTTTGCGACAAGGTAATTTACCATTCCTGCTTCAAATGTAGTTGAGGCATACCATACTCCCCATGTTTTACTTGCGGATTCAAGATGGACGAAATCAGGTTCGATGGTTACACGATAAATGACTTCTTTGTCCCTGAATAATTCGATAATGTTTGCTTTTTGTTTCTTTTTGAATAGTGACATATTATTTTGAGTTTGGTGATTTAATTTTATCTAGCTCGACTTCTGCTTCTTGCGCTGTTTTGAATATAAGTCCATCTTTCATCCGACGTTCATCGACACTATGCTCCGCCCATGTACTATTAATAGTTATTATTGAATAGTACCTTTCGTTGAGTTTTGGCATCCACTTTTTCTCCCTTATCTTATCCGTGTCGAAATCGTATTCAAAACCAAGTTCGGAAAGTTCGGCTTGGAATTGGGTGGGAGTGAGGATTTGAATAATGGAATAGTCGGAGTTAAAGGCTAATGATGTATTTGACCCAACCATGTTCTGATTGTAAATATAATCCCCTTTATTTTTTATATTGCCAAACTCGCTTTTCCCACCATGCACGAAAAGTAGCTCCCTACTATTAACATAAGATATAACCTTCACACAATCCCCCACTTTTGGCTCAACCTTCAAATCCTCAATGCAAAGTTTTTCTGCATTCCATTGTTTACCGGCTTTGGCGAGGGCATCGAAAAGGAGTTGGGCTTCGGAAGGGGTGGCAAGGCGATGAGGTTCATTCCACCAATTGTAATTACAATCGCAATTCGCATCCCCATCATCGTACAATCTAAAGTGACAAAGATTACTGTCATCTGGGCCGTGCCTTTTCAATAAAATAATAGCCCTAGCACATTTAATTATATCCCCATTCTTAAACTCAACCTCAACCTTCGCTTTTTCAAACTTCGTAATAATCATATCTCCATCTTGTTCGATAGAAATTTCGGTGCAACCATCAGGAATGCGAAATGTTTGTTTTTTCATACTTCTTTTATTTTTCTAATTAATAATCGCTACAAAGATAATACATAACACTCAACTTTGGTGCTACAAAATTATTTATTTATGATTTATTATTATATCTTTGCCCACAATGAGTAAAATACGCCCATATTTACAGAAAACTATCTGGACTAGGAGAGCATCTTCGGATGTTTACTTTAAGCCAGAAGTCGCTTCATTCCTCCACACACAGGAAATGACCTTCGACATGGCTAATGTATATAGAATGACTCAACAGGATTTTATGGATGAGCTTCACCCTTCATCTCATAAAATAAATAGCGTCAGGTTTAGGTCGATGCGCGTCAAAACTAAATACAACGAAGCTACTCAAAAGCATGAATTTGATGGTTACGAAGATGTAGAACGTGTATCTATTGGTATTCAAGAAGCAGATAGACGACACAAAGTTACGCATACGTTTGGCAGACCTATGTGGTTCGGTGCTGAAGGTAAGGATGAAAAGAATAGCGAGCTTGTGACCAATTTCAATATGTATTGGAATATGGCAGGTATGACGGATGCGCTATCTGTGTGGGGTAAATCTCTATTCGGAACTGCCGATGCTGCAATTTACTTGTACAAGACAGAATCCGGCGATATTCAATATAAAGTATTTTCATACGAAAAAGGGGACGTGTTTAATTATACTAAAGATGAAAATGGGGATGATATTTTCGTAAGAATGATTAAGGTCGACAACATCCAAACCGTTGAAATATATGGAAAAACACACGTTGACGTATGGGTTAATAATACTCAATCAAAAGATGTTTTGGACATATTTAATCGGGTAGTGCAAAAGCTTAAAGGAAGAATAATCACAAGCTCAGAAGATGGATTTGACCAAATATCCCATACAGCACACGGATTAACTCAATGTCCAATAATGTACTGGCGTTTACCTGATGTAATTTGGGGTAACGGACAAGATGTATTGGAACGTATAGAACGTATATTATCCGACCTTGGAGAAAATAATAAATATTACGCTTATCAAATTCTTTTTATTGCTGGTGCTGTAATGAACCTTCCTGCTGTCGGAAAGATGGGCAAGGTTGTTGCCAGTAAATCAACCGATGGAAAAGCTGAAATACTTAGTCCCGCAAACGCAAGTGATACATTTACACTCGACCTAAATACAAACTTTGAATTACTGTGGGAAACGCTTGGAATGGTAGTCTTAGACCCGAAAGATTTAAAAGGAGGTGACTACTCAGGTGCGTTTATCAAGAATCTATATTGGAGAGAAGTACAGTGGAGCACCAATATGATTGCTGAATTACGACCTGCATTTACGAAGTTGATTTCAATTTTTAAAGAATTGGTTTCAATAATTGAAAACGACAAAGGGTATAATAAAATAAAAATGACTTTCCAACTTACTCCATTTGTGCCTAAGAACGAACTTGAAGAAGTTACCATGATAACGACTGCTAAAGCTGCTGGGTTAACATCTGTGCAGACTGGATCAGGCGAATTGGATTTCAACAACCCTAGAGAGTTTGAGAGATTGCAAGAAGAAACTGCGAAAAAAGCGGAAGCAGATGCAAAGGTAGCGGAAACTAAAACGCCCGTGATAGCCAATACGCCGGCAGCCGACCCACTATTGAAGATAGACAATAAATTAAAAACTAAATAAAAACACAATGAACCACCAACCACCAAAACCAAAAAAACTTATTGTAGCTATTTTTAACTACAATCACAACGAAAACGCCCAGCGGTTAAAGGAAATTTTTCAGCCGTACTTCCCGACTTACATTTTCGATTCAGGGTCTTCTCCTGAATGTCCGAACGCCATCCATTATGAAAACATCTACTACGGTGGCATGCTTAATGAACTTATTAAAAAAGGCAAGAATTATGAATGGTGTTGCCTAATCACATCGGATGTAGAGATTGCTGACGAAATGGTGAAAGCCATTCCTGAAAGAATGATGCAGGTGTGGAATAACCCACAAGCAGGCAATTATCAACCATCTTGTGTTCATCAGGGGCGTTCACATGACTATGGATACAATAAGTCCACTGGAAACTTCCGTTCCGTGCCCTACTTTGAAGGGTGGTTCCAAATGTTTAGGACAAGTTTGGGATTTTCGGTGGACTTATCTTTAAATCGCATAGGTTGGGGAACTGACCTTTACTTGTGTAAGCGCGCACGAAACAAAGGACTAATAAATATAGTCGATGATGCCGTAGCTGTATTGCACCCAAGAGAAACTGGATTCAGTAATTATGAAGCTAATCAGCAAATGTTGGCATGGAAAGCGACTCTACCTGATTTTGAAAACCAAATTAAAACCGGTATCGGTATAATCTGTTACGAGGGTACTGAGCACTTACGGGAGATCATAGAGGAGATCCGTGATGAGGTTGACCACATAGTATTGCTTTGGTCAGATAAAAGTTATATGGGTAAAGACTGCGACCCAATGGACAAGGATGAGACGGACCGACTTATACTCGATGGGCTGGTTGACAATATTATCGAATTTCCAGTTATTTCTTACGTCCCTCCTCGTGAACAAGAAACCATCCGACGTAACCAGGGACTTGCATACTTCCAATCTATCGGAATTGATTATGCTTTGATTATGGACTCAGACGAGTTCTACCATAAAAAGGAGTTTCATTCAGCAAAAGAGGTTGTACGACAATGGCTGCCACAAGCTACATATTGCTATTACAAAAATTACTACAAGTATAAAAACTGTGAGCTTCAGGATGATTGCTTTCCAACTCCGAGAGTAGTTCCATTCTTGTGTCATACGTCACAACGGTTCAAGTTTGATATTCCGTTCGCAAATCCGTCCGACCCAACACGTAGGATGTGGACTCATTGTAATATATTCTTCCAAAAGGAGCAAATTACAATGCGTCACTGGAGTTGGATACGGAAAGATATTCGCAAAAAGATTTTAAACTGGTCCAGTATAGATGTATTC